ACCTTTCTTAGGTGGTCTACCTTTTTGTGATCCGTAAGTACCCTTACCTTGTGGCATTACCATACTCCAGGGATAATTTGACCAGTTAGTGCATACGCTCCAAGCGCTGCTATCACACCTAGCATAGCCAGGCGACCGTTTAGCATCTCTGCTTTTTCGTTGTGAGTCACAGTGTAGTTTTCGTCAGTGTACATGGTGGGTTCTTTTGCAAAGAGGTTTTGTTGTCCGTGATCGTTGGTGGTAACAGTCATTAGAATTCAAGTTCAGAGTTTTCAAGTTTACGCATAACGTCAGAACGATATGCTGGATCACTATCATAACGTGAGTCACTCATGGCTGCTACCAGTTCTGACTGACTACGGAATGAATTATCAGCAGATGCTGCAGAACCACGACCTGTTAACATCTGACCGTCTTTACCAACAGCATCTGTATATTTATTATTCAATGCTTGGACAGCAAAGAAGATACTATTGGGATCACCTTTTGCCATTACAGAGTCATACATTTCAATCTCTTCTGGACCAAGTGTTTGTCCAGCCCAATCCAACATGCTTTTATAAACTTGTTCTCCACCAATCATTTTAAATAGTTGATCAGCTTGAGCTTCAGATAATTTATCGTCAGAAGATTCAGAAGTATTTTTTTCTTCTTCTTCAGGTTGTTCTTCTACCTCTTCAGAAACTTCTTCTTCTTCTTCTTTACGAGGTTCACCTAGTTTCTTTTGAAGTTCTAGGTATGCTTGCTCAAGAGATTGTGTGTCTTGAAATTTACCTGCTAGTAGCTGTTGTTGTTCCCCTTCGTTAGCCTCGGCAACAGCGAGAGACTCTTGCTCATCAGCATTAAGTTCTGGCTGATCAGCGGGTGTATCATTAAGTGTTAGTGTTTCGCTCATTGAATTGGTGGTTGTGGTGTTTGTTGTTGTTGTTGCATCATCTGTGCTTCAGCTTGCTCACGTTTTTGATCAACAGCAGCCATCTGTGGTTGTTGTTCTTGAGCTAACATTTGTTGTTGTTGAGCCATAGCTTGTTGTTGTTCTTGTTGTATCTCTTGCATACTCTTAACAAGATTCAATACATCAATACCTGATGATGCAGCCAAACGTTTGACAACTTCTTCAGAATTAATATATTGTTGAATAGCTTCTGGTCCCATTGTTTGTGCAACAACAGTAAGGAATTGAGCAAGACTTTCTCTATCTTGTCCACGACCCAAAGCATTGATACCAGCAACAATAGTAGGTCTAACAATATCACCTTTAGGAAGGCGAGGGATTTCCCCTGTTTTTTGTGCAACGCTTAGTTTACGATTAAGATACGGTACAAGAAACTCAACAGTTAGTAAGCTGAATAAACCTCCAAGCTGACGTTCTAATTCCATCTGAGTCATACGAACTTCTTCAGCTGTAGTGCGCTCAGACTGCCTTACATTAAGAATAAGAAATGCTTCACTTAAACGTTGAGAAAGAGTACCTACCATTTGATAAGCCGTAGAGAAGTCAGCCGTTTTACCAACCTGTACAACACCAATGTCATCAGGTCTACCAGTAATGATAGCACCATTACCTGCTTGAGCAAGTGTGGCTGGTTTGGTTGTACTGGAGGGTGAAACGGTAAACACTACCTTAGCAGCTGCTGCGCTTCCTTCAACGAGTGCTTGTGACAGAGCTTCAAGTGACTTAAGATCACCAATGAACTCTTCGACTCTACCACGTCCATAGGCTTCACCATCTACATGATTAAATCGTAGCACAAGCCAGGGGTTTGCGTCAAGGGGAGCTTTACCATAAGACTTGGGTAGAATCTTGTCGTCTACTTCTTGATGCCACAGCCAACGGTTATTATCCCTAACACAATGTGTGTAAATATCACATTCATCATCATGACGTGATGAATTATCAGAAGGTGTGTTGGGTTGCGGCTCTTTGTAATCGGGATAAAATTTTTTTAATAATTTTTTTGAGATTGTTTCCTTTGTTACAATTTCTATAACATTACCGTTGCCATCTCTATCTACTACGTAACGATTTAAAGGATACAGTTTTAAGGTATCCTTATCCATAAAGATAAGAGCATTACCAGCTACAACAAGATGCTTTAATGCTTGATGAACGACAACACGATCAGTAGAGGCTGCAATAGACTCCATGATTGTACGCTCAACTTTAGCAAATGACAAGTCAAGTTCTGATCTAATTTGTGGTCCTAATTCTCCAGGTATGTTAATATCATTTACCTGTAGCTTAAAGAAACTGGTTTGTGGAGGTAGCAATGCAAGCATTAATTTACTTGCAAGCGTCACCACACCTTTGGCTCCTTGTGATTGCCACGGGGTTGTTAATTTTAACGAACCTTTAGTATAAGTCTCATCTTCTCGGATAAGATAAGGTAGAGTTAGATCTGCTGCTTGTCTAGCAGTGTTTAAAAACTGGGAACGGTCTGAAGACAATCTATCATAACGTGTTTTTGCAGTCATTAGACGTTAATTACTCCAGGTAAAGTTCCTTGGTTTTGTGTTACAGCAGTAAGGGAATTATAAGTCATAGGATTTACTTGCAGTTGTCTACGTTTAAACGCTTGAGTCCCTGCAGTTTGTGGCGCTTTAGAAGCAGAACTAATTTGAAATTTACTTTGAAGGCCTGCTCTTGCTTTATTAGCTGCTTCAGTACGCGCACCAATTTCCATTTGGTATAGCCTTTCTACTTGCCGTGCTTCAGCTTCACGTTGTAGTCGCTCTTGTCTTTGGATTTCTTGTGCACGTTGATCTGCAAATTTTTTATTTTCTTGTGCTACTGTTGCTTGTTGAGCAACCATATCGTAAACCCCACCGGCTCCTGGTCGGTTATCTTGACTCAATGTATTTGGATTAGCATTTAAAAAAGCTAGTAAGTCACGAGGATCTGTACCTGCCTGTTGAGCAGCATACATATCCATATGACCAAAGTTAGTTTTACTAGCTCCTGCTGATGTGCTTATAGTCATAATGTTTAAATTGGTTTAGTTTTCTTCCATGTATTTAATGATCCATTCAACAACATTACGTTGTCCAGATCTATACATAATTTTTGAATGCGAATCTTCAGGTGAAGGATTCACTGGTGGAAAAGCTTCTTCTAATTGATGGACTAAACCACGGGCTTGCATACCCACGGTTTCAAGCATACTGGGGGAGGTTGACATTCGAGTGCTCGAAAAAGGCTGGCATTCTGGCTGCACGTGTGTCGGAAAGCTGTGGAGCCCTACCTTCATACATTAAACGATCACTAGAATCGAGCCAAAATTTTTTGTCTAAATATTTATCGGTAGTATTAGTACCTAGTGGTTGCATTACCCAATTGATAGTTGCCTTGCGGAGTTTATCAAGACTAGGGCTGACAGTAAGCCCCAGCTCCCGACAAACAATACTATTGGCAGCAACGTGAATTTGTTCATCTCTGCTTATGTCCGCGCTGACAGTTCGCATTCCAGCGTCACCATTAAAGCGGAAGAATGGTAAAAGAACGAAGAAAATTGCACGTTCGGCAACCATTGCTTTGAGGATCGTATGATCAGGATGCGAAGTCCAAGCTTCCCTGAGCCTGATAGCTTCCGATTCAGCTTTTTTGTCAACCCCGTAAGCATTGGCAATGTAACCAAGTGCCAGGTCGTGATTTTCCTCATCGGTGACGTTTGATTCCAATAACTCCCGCGATAGTTTTGGTACGTCGGTAGCCAATCCATCACGGATAAAATCTCCCACAGGTAGTTCCATATGTCGTAACGCAAGAGCACGGTGTACCGTTTCTTCCGCCCCTGCCTTGCATAATCCGGCAGTTGTCTGGACTGGTGTCCATTTTCTTTTTCTGTTTAGTAGTTTCTCGTATGGGTTCATTCTTGACAGTCACATGTAAGTTCATTGGTTAAAATATCCTCTAAATAATTCTCGACATCTTCTGCATCAAGTGCAGCATATGCATCAGTTTTATCTTGGGTATCACCCATTACTTGTAATGAATAGTATAAAGAGGTTTGCGGAGACCGTAGCCACTCTTCTACGAATTCATCATCGTAGGTTACTGAATCACTCCAAGAGTTGAAACTGTATCCATGAAGAAGTCCTGTGCGATCAAGCATTGTCATAATGCCATCTGCAACTCTTTTATAATTTTCCCAACCTACTTTACTAGCAATTTCTACATCGCCATAGTTGTAAGTCTGTACTCCGAAAGTACCTGAGTCGCGATCAACTGTCTGCGAGATAGGTGGAGCGATTTCTGGTGTGCTAGTATAGCCATCCAAATCCACGCTTCGATAACTGCAACTGGCGGTTGGAGCGATAGCAAAGGCTCGAACCATATTATACTCGCGAGCGATTGTGGTTGCTTGGTTAATTCCTGAAGCAATTTGAGAGACAAGTTCATAAGCTGCCGAGCGGATAGTTTCGTTGTTGTTGTACTGTTCTAATGCACGACCAAATTGATCGTATGTTACTCCGTACCGCCGTAGGAGATTTGCGAGCCCAAGCATGCCGAGTCCCACTTGTCTATCAATTTCAGGCGGGAGATATTCTCCAGAATCTCCGACAGCTGTCCTACTATGTAGGCTGCACAACTCGGACATACCTTCAACAAATGCTCGTGGGATGTCGTCGAACTCACAGGCTCCAAGATTGATATGCTGTAGTAGACAGGTACCTCGTGATGGCAGGTATACTTCGAGACAGACGTTACCTCTGATGCGGTTTCCTTCATTGTCATATTTTACTTTGTTTAGCCAAATGTCACCTGATTTGATTCCAAATAATAGGTCTTCCTTGAACGTACAATCCTGCCACCATTCATCGGTAATGTTGATGCATCGTTTGACCCAAGGAAGCTCGGATCTATTAGCATTGATAAACTCCCTAGCATCAGGGTGGGATAGGTCAAGGTGAAGAACAATGGCACCATTTTTATAAATCCCACCCCGTCGTAGTATTTCATTTAAAGAAGAATAAATTTTACCAAAACTGACAGGACCAGAAGCAGTTACTCCTGACTCTCTTGTGTAACCTTTTGGATCAAGTTTAGAGAGATGAATAGCACAGCCTGCACCATATCTAAGGGCATGTGAAGCGAACCTCCAGCTAGCCTCAATACCATTTGGGCCTTCCATTTCATTTTCAACTACAAATACAGTGCAGCTGACAGGTAGGCGATGTGTAGGATCATCGATCCATGATTGAACACGTCCTGTACGTGAGATATAATTAGTCATTGAGTAGATCAGTTAGGTTTGGAGGTTTGTAGTTTGGTCCTTTTAAGACCTTACCGTCAGGGCGGTAAATAGGTTGTCCATTTTCATCTAGTTTGGACATGTTTGATTTATGCACACGATCCATAGCTTCATCT